TGGGGAACGCCAAAGACTTTGGTCACCGCGCCGGAAATAATGGTGGGGACAACGCGACTATATGGGGTTGCCATGCAGCCAGTGCTCCCATAGACATCAATACAAGCACCCTCTGTTAAATAATTGACAGCGCTCTTGGGATGAATGTCTGTACCCTGGAGAATGGTAGTACCAAGAACCTCCGTGGGAAAATCTCCCATGTTTGGCTCAAGATCTCCACAGGATGCTGACATAACGACTCCGTCACGACTAGCAAGTTCGCGTAAAGCGATATCCACTTGATCACGGGTCAAAATACCACAGCCTGCACGATGACCTCTTCCTGCAAGGTGAAAACCTAGAATCATTGATCCTTTGGAATCACTAATGACAGGAGACATACACATGCCCGGAGACGTTTCAATAGGTAACTTGTAGTAGCCTCCTTGAAAGGAAGCCTCCGTATGGAATACCGTTTCCGTTCCATTAAAGAGTGTAGGTATGGCACTAAGAACATCCTCCAAAACTGGTCGGTTGATGAGTTTGGCTGCTGTCTTAGGAATTACATCGCTAATGGGTAGGAATTTACGAAAATCTTTCATAGATCCTCCACCAGTGACGAAGCAAATGGAAAAGTCAGTGCTGGGCACTTGAATAGTGTAAGAACGGCAGATCTTATCACGAAAATAGCTTCCAACTTTCTGACCCCCTGACTTATAACATCTTATCAAGATGTCTCGATCACCATGCACATCAATAAAGTGCGTAGGTACAACCAAGAAATTTGATGCGATGTAAAAACCAAGGGATATTTTCCCTTTGTCAGAACTAATGCCAACTAAATTCGACCTCATTGAGAGTGCCAAGTCGTTGGATGTAGTTGTCTTCGCCGGTGCAGACATAGGAAGAGAGACTGGTTGCACAACTAACCAAGAATTCTTGGTTTCATTGCGCGCGTTCACATCTTCCATGCTTGAGGGGTCCAGGCCTGTCTGGGTTTCCAAACTAGTATATCGAGACCGAAATGCGGTTAGAACCAAACCAATGGCGCCTAAACCGATTAGGGCATACTTGTATTGAAACCGTCGGGTAAATGTCTGGACGACGTCCTTCAATTCCAAGATTCGCTCACGAATCATATTTCTATAAGTGCGAATTGTGACACATGTAAACCAATACATCAAAGGAAATGCGGATAAAATCCACAAAACCGAGCAATATGGAATGCCGTAGCACAAAACCAACATCATCATAAAAATGAAACTGTTGCCAGTAATCAAAGATGACCTGATATCAGCTCGCCAAAAGAAAAGACACATGTTCAGTACTCGCGGATGGCATATGAATCTCTCAGGTAGAAAATCAATTCTATTCCAATGTTCACATACCACATTCGCTTGTAGCATCGCTTGTGATGATCCGGTAGCGTGGTAATCTTGAATAATTCTTGCTTTTGCAGTTAGAAAGTCACGAGAATTGCACAACAAAGACCGCAACTCACCTGATTCTGGTAAAAGGACAGGGTTAGGGCAGGGGGCACATGTAGGGCAATCACAATAATTCATTCCACAGGAAAGACAAGGAGTAGGTAGGCCTTCTTGGGACTTAAGCATCGCTGCTTCAGCCGAGAAGTGCAATTTCGACATGACCTGAACCCATTTCAGGTATTCGTGCACGGAAACATCTTCCATTGTTTTTCCTTCAAAAGAAACTGGGACGAAATTATGGGGGTTGAC